CTTGTTGTATTCGTAACCGGTCAAAGAAACCTTGACAAGCGTGTCGGTCGACGCAGTAATCGCCGCGTTCTCGGTGTGCAGTACTGCGTCCGTTCTTGCGCCCTCGGTCGAGAATGTCACGTTACCAGCAACGCGCAGCAAAGTGATTTCTGAAAGCATCGGCGCTTTCTTTACCATCTTTGTGAAAAGCAGATCCTGTGACGCTTCCGGAATTGCGGAGCCGCTAGACGCCGCCGCGCTGGTGTATGCTCTCTGCTCTGTCTCGTTCAATTCCTTGCCCTGTAACGATTTGTAAAATGCGGAACGATATTCTGCGCTCGCGCGGATTTCCTCAATTGTCATTTTTCTAGCCTCCTGTGAAGTGGTCTCAATCGTCTTTCCAACGATCTCGCCTGTTTGAATGCTTATTGCCTCTTGTTTTCTAGTCTCGAGATCTTCAAGCTCCGCTTTGCGCTCCAAAAGTTCTATCTTTTCAGCCGTGCGCGCTTTGATCTCTTCTACGTCTTCGCTTTCTCTGACTTCAATGTCAATTTCAGCCAAACGTTTGTTTACTTCTTCCAAATTCATACCTTGCCTCCTGTTAAATATTCGAACCGTGCCTTCTCAACCGCTACCGCTCGTCTCGCCTCCGCGCGTTCTCTCTCGGCCTCCGCCTCAAAATAACTGCGAGCCTGTATTGATGTTGATTCGTACGCCGGTATATCAACTGCGGCCACATCATATAGCCGCTTGATACCTTTGATTTTTCTCGTGTGATTCTTTTGATCGTATTCTTCTTCTGCAACCGTGAAAGCAAAGGACATCTTGTCTATATACCCGCCCCTGATTTCTTCGTATAGCTTTCGTCCTTCTTCCGTGCCGCTTAAATCTGCAGAAACAAAAAGGCCGACATCATCGACCGTGAGCGTTAATGTGTTGTTTTTTGTTCTCGCGACCGGCTTGCCACCGTGATTAAAATTCATCACCACATCAGACATTTGTGTTCCAGCGAATGAATTCCTATCAATAATTTCTTTGAATTGGACACCTTCGTATTCGTATAGTACGGTTTCCCTATCGAACGTCACCGCATATCCGTCAACTTTCTTCTCGTTCTCATCCATGCGGAACTCGAACGAGCGATAATTTCTATCCTTGCTTATCATCCTCTTCCTCGCTTTCTTCTTCGCTTGCCCCTTTCGGATTCTGCCAGCTTTGTGGCTCATCGCCCCACGGCACCGGCGCAAGATTCATTATCTGTCGCCATTCGTTTGGCGTGAGCGCCATACGGTCAACCATCTGAACCAACGCCAACTTGTTTGACGTTGACATATACTGCATCCGGTTCGACTCGAATACGATTTCATTTTCAAAGCCTTTTTCTCGGGCCGTGAAAATCTTGTTAGTAAGCTCTAGCCCTAACGCTAACAACACCGGCTCAATCTTCGCTTCATAGAATGCTTCCCAAGTATCGCCGCTGATTTTAGACATTATCGCATCTTCATTCACTCCGAAATAGCGATACACGTTGAGCCTTAATTCCTCAACGCTTTTGTAACTGGCCAACATCGGCTGTAAAGTTACCGGAATAAAATCGGTGTAAGCGTCAAGCGACCCAATCCCCGACGAATTGTCGAAACCAAGATAATCGCGAACGAAATCGTCTTTTGTTTTCTTCACCGCTTCGTCGGACAGCATCGCTTTTGTGCTCTTGAGCACGCCGCGCAGATTTGATGTTGACTTAATCGCGTTCGCCATACCTTGATTTGTCACATTCAACAAATCCAAGCTTGTTTGTATCGAATTGTTTGATTCGCAAAAAATATCCGAACTATAATAATCTTTTCTCAGAACCGCCAAGTCTTTCCACGGATGAACAGTAGAATTTCCATTCAAAAAATTGAATTTGATGTACAGCCCTTTAACCGTTTCAATTGCTTCATAAATGGCCGGCGGCATCGGATAAAGCCCAATACATCTTCCTGTATCGTCTCTCTGAATATAAATAAAACAAATGTTGCTAACTTCAAGCAGTACTCTTGTTTTATAGAGAAAATCCTTGCCGTTCATGAACATGTTTGGCTGATATTGAATCATGCGCTGTAGGCTAGAATCGCCTTTTTGACCACCGCGCAAAACTTGAACGTTTGCCTTGCTTGTATGTTCAGCCAATGTCCGAATGCACGAGCGAACCACTTCCGACGCGTATATGTCGGAACTCACGTTCGAAAAAACGGAGGTGTAATTCCCTACTTCTTTCCAGCTCGACAACTTCGCTACGGCTTTAGGCTTGCCAAACAGGACTTGCATCGCCCCTCTAAGATTCATTTTTTTACCTCGCAAATTTTCGTATCTCTTCCTCGTGATTACAGTATCCAACAAACGCATTTAGCAGTGATACCATTCCGTCAATACGTTTATTTGCCGATGTCTTAACCGGCTGAATGGATTGAATGCCGTCTTTGTTTGTCGTTTTTTGAGCGGTGTTGGTTAAACACCAACGAAGCATCGGATTATTTTCAGAAACAATCTTGTGTTCGGATAACATCGCTCCGAGCCGCTTCATCGGATAAGTCCACGTAAACGGACCTTGAGCTATTTTTTCCATGTCGAAGCCGTATGATTGCATTTCTTCAACCCAATATCCGGCCAACGCCCGATCATAGCAAACCCAAAGTGGTCGGATGTCGTGAATCTCGACCATGTCAACAAACCACTGCGTCACTGCTCGATAGTCAACGCTTGCGCCGTCACATATGTGCAGCCATTCGTTTTTAGCCCATATCCTGTACGGTGCTTCTCTTGCGGAGTTCGCCTCGACCGCATTGACTCGCATTTCAGGCAAGAAATATTTTTGCAAAACAAAAAGTTCGTCCGTCTCGGGTTTTACGATTAAAAGCGTCGCGCATGTCAAATCGGTCGTTGACGATAAGTCGCACCCTCCGATAGCGTAAGATTTCCGGAGGTAATCCATGCCAACGACTTTTTCATTCACGCATGCGTCAAACGGCAACCATGACTCGCTCGAGTTTTCCGCGATGTTAAAATCTTTCGTGAGTAGTGTCGGTAATGCGGTCGGATCTCGCTTGGCCGCGTCCACCCATTGGCGAAGCGACTCGATTGACTTAATCTTTCCAAGTCCCGGATTCGCTTTGGCCCAGCACTTCTCATCCATCCATTCGTCACGATGATCTAGTTCATAGATTAGCGGCAGCACTCGTAAGTCATGAAACCCTTTCTCCCACATGGCGACTTTCGAGGCATAGTCATATCTGTCATCAAAAAAAGCTTCCCGAAGGAAGCCGTTTGTTGATATTAACCAGGCTAACGGTTGTCGCCTTGCGCTTTGAGACTGTTTCATCACGTCGTATATCTTGCGCGTCTTCGCCTCGTGCCATTCGTCTTGCGAAAAAAAATGAGCGTTCAGTCCGTCCATCGTCTTCGAGTCCGCCGCCAACGCGACAAGCGTCGACATCGTCGACGGCATATATATATCGCTTTGCCTTTTGCGTGTAATTAATCTCAATTCTTTAGACTGCTGTCTCATTGCAACGGCCGATTTGAATATGATTGAGGCTTGATCTTTTTTGTTAGCCGTACAACAAACTTGCGCACCGCCCTCACCGTCTGCGACTAAGCAGTACAGCTCAACTGCGGCGGTCTCTGTTGACTTCCCACACTTGCGGCCGCGAACGTCAATAACCTCGCGGAATCGCCTGAACCCGTTATCGTCAACCCATCCAAAGACTAACTGAATCTTCGCTTTCTGAAACAGCTCTAACTCAATCTTTTTTCCTGCCCATTCGCCCTCATAGTGGCGGCAGAATCTTTCGATGAATTCTATCGGACGATTGCCTTTCTCTTCATCAAAGCGAAATTCAAAGTTAGGGTCGTCCATCCATGCGCATTCGCGCTCATATACCTTGCGAACCTTTAACGAAACAACTTCTTGCCCTGATCGGATAGCTTCCAAATAGGCTTTAGCCCAGTTCATTTTGAGCCGCCTATAAAACTCAAGATTTCGCTTGCTTCGCACGCCGCTTCTTTTGGCAATGATTCCACAAGCTGCTTCATGATTAGTTGGTAGTTTCGATTCATGGAATTATAAAGCCTCGCAACCGGCCGCTCTCTTTCGTAGGGCGGCGTGTTTGTCGACTGCGTGAACATCTCGACGTATCCGCCTTTGTCTAAATCTTTCTCGTAGTCTTCGAGCGTAACTCTCATGTATGCCGCACGCCGAAGCAGCCCGTCAATAGATGCCAACGAAACTCCATCCAAGTCAGAGAATATGTCGAGAAGTCTTTTCATCTCGTTTGAAACTCGTTCTTCTTTCGACAATTCTTTTCTTCTCGCCATTTCTTTATCCTCCTTTTCGGGTAGGGTGTCTCGTATGCGTCGGTCAGTGTTAAAGCAGATTCACCGTCGGTCTTTGGGCACCCCTCAAAAGCGTTTTTTTATGGGGGATTACAGCCTAACCACATAGCCATCGCTATCAAATACAAGCCCCTCTATCACAGCAACATCACTGCCTTGCGTTTCTTTCGTGTGACAGTTGTGACATAGACACTCAAGGTTATTTATCCCCAATGAAATAAGATCGTCTGCTATGTTCTGTGGCGTAAGCTCTATGATGTGATGTACTTCTTCTGCTCTGCCACCGCATCGTTGACATGTGAACATATCCCTACGTAGTGCCGCTTGCCTTGCGGCCTTCCATTGCCTACTGTTATAGAATCGTTTAGCAAATGCTTTCGCCATATATTCACCTGAATAAATAGATGCGCCGGCCAACCAAACCGACGCACCCCAAAACAAAGGAGGAACCAACAAAGCAACCAAAGCCGCTCTAGTGGACATAGAAAAAGCCCCAACACAATATAGCGTTGAGGCTTAG